CTCCGTGTTGTCCATGTGTGTCTCTTTTCTTGTGGTTTCCTTTGTGGCGGTGGCAGGGGCGGCGTCGCCGTGCCGCCCGCTGTCCCCCGCCGGTATGTATGCCGTGGGCTATGCCCCGGTCTTGGCCTGCAGCATGAACATCAGCTCCTGCCGCTTGGGCGAGCCTATGTAGCGGGCCGCGTTGTTGAGGGTGCTCTCCTCGTTCATCTCGCACAGCGGGCTGTTGTCGTCGCGCAGGTAGTAGCAGTCGTTCTTCTTGCCTATGATGCCGGCCTCCACGCCCTTGCGGATGAGCACCTTCATCGGCAGCAGCGGGTCCTTGATGGCCCGCAGGAACACTTTCGGCCCGGCCTGGATGTGCTCGTTGACCTTGCCCTGCAGGTAGTCGAGCTTGACCTTGGCCGACACCGGCCTGCCCTCGAGCAGCTCCACGAGCACGCGCAGCGTGTCGGCGTCGTCCTCCACCTTGCCGTATTCCTTGTAGCACTGCATCGTCGCGCTCATGTCGGAGGTGGCGGCGCGGCTCTCGGCCTCCTCGGAGATGATCACGAAGCGGTAGGTGGCCTTCGGGTGGTCCTCAAGCTCGCGCTGGCTGGAGGCCACGTAGTCCTTGTTGGCGAGGAGTATCTTGTAGCGGATGTAGTCCTCGGGGTTGCTAAGGTCGAGGTAGTTGTCCTGCTTGCGCAGGGTAACGCGGCCTATGCCCGCGTCGTTGCTGTCGTCCCAGAAGTTGTCCTGCTTGCGGTAGACGCTCAAGGCGTTGTACTCAAGCCCCATGGCCTTCTCGAGGAAGGCTTTCTCGCCGTCGGTGAGCACGTTCTTGTACATGCCCGTGGAGAGCCTCGGCACCACGTATGTCACCGTGGCGGTCTCCGCCAGCCCGCCGTAGAGGATGTGGCGGGGGTTCTGTATCTTGCGCGACGGCTTCGGAACGAACCGCACTATCACGCGCTCGTTGCGCAGGCAGTTGGGGGCGGCCTCCGCGAGGTCGCCGCCGGGGGCGGCCTTGCCCTGCGGCGCGTGCTGTCTCGCCGGCTTCGCCGCGCCGTCATGCGAACCTATCAAGGTGTCGCCCAATTCTATTTTCTCTTCCATATGTTTGAGTGTTTGCTTCTCCGTGTGTATGTCGTAAAGGAAGCGGGGGCGGGACTCCCATGCCCGTCCCCGCCTGTCACTGTCATGGTTCTGTCACTGCGGCCTTACCCCTGCAGCACGGCGGGGATGAGGCTCATCGTCCTCGTCGGGTCGAGCACGCAGATGCCGGTGGTGGTCATCTTGTGTATCTCCGCCGAGTCCTCGTCGTAGCTCATGTTGGGGTTGCCCATCTGCCCGGTGAAGGGGTTGCGCAGGCCCCAGCGGTACGACGTGAAGTCGCCCTGCTGCCCACGGACGGCCACCTTGAAGATGTTCGGCTGGTCCATCGTGCCTATGTCGAAGATGTCGTACCTGTACGAGAAGGCGGGGCCTCCGAACGGGTGCATCACCTTGTTGCGCACGGGGTCGTCGTAGAACGGGTCCACGTCTATCTTCACCTTCACGCCGTTGGGCGCGATGAACTCCGTGAACTGGAAGCCGGCCGACAGGGCGTTCTCGTTGAGCCTGCTCTGCGTCCGCTTCACCACGCCGAGGCTGTCGCCGTTGAGCGTGAACTGCGTCCAGCCGCTCACGGTCTGGAGCACGGCCTTGTGGAACTGCAGCGCCCCGCGCTCGCCGGTCTTGATGATGAACGTGCGCTCCCCGAAGTCGAGCTTCGCGGCCGAGAGCTGGTAGAGGGCCTCCTCGATCAGCTTCAGCGAGAAGTTGTTGTAGTACATGGTGTTGCTCACCTCCATCTGCTCGTAGAGGCCGCTGCCCATGCGGATGACCTCGCCCGACTTGCCTATGTTGAGGTACTCGCCGTTGGAGTTGCGGTTGCTCGTGCCGAAGGCCAGGACGTTGTTCTTGTAGTCGCCCCACTGCTTCTCAAGCTCCCACTGCACGTTGTGCATCCACATGTTCACCACGTCCTTCACGTAGCGGCCGTTCACCTCGCGCGTCACGGGGATGCCCACGGCCAGCTTCTTGTCGAGCATACGGCCCGACACCTTGTGCTGGATGCGGATGGTGGTGAACTCGTTCCTCATGCCCACAGGCGAGGCGAAGCGGATGTCGCCCACCTTGCGCGAGAACTCCTTCTCCACAGGCGCGTAGCCCACGGAGAAACGCTCGCCCGACAGCAGCCGCTCGGCGGGGATGCCGGCGGTGATGCCGCCCATGAGCTCCACCTTGTACACGGTGAGCGTGCCCTCGTTCCTGCCCTCGCCGAGCACCCTGATGGGATAGACCTCGTTGAGGTTGCCGAAGATGACCTCGCCGTCGGCGAACCAGTCCTCCGCGAACACGAGGTAGAAAGGCTCGCCGTTCACGCCGGCGTTGCCGGAGTCGGCCTCGATGGTGTTGCCGTCGCAGTCTCGCGCCTCGCAGAGGGGGATGTTGCGCAGCGCCGACCCTATCACGTCCCACGTGTACTCGTCGTCGGTGTCGAACTCCTTCACCGGGAACTGGCTGAGGAACGTGTCGAGGGTCTTGCCACGGTAGAACGCGAGGAGCTGCACCATCAGCTCGGTGGCCTTCTGCGGCTGCATCAGGAAGATGCCGCCGAGATGGTTCTCCTTGGACGTGCCTTTCCAGTGGCTAAATGTCAAAGTCTGAAATCTGTTTAGCTTTCCAGCCATAGTCTTATCTTGTTAAAGTTAGCTCTCTTTTCCTTTTGTGCGCGGCCGCGCGGCGCACGCCTCCCCGGACTTGTCAGATGTCGAGCCTTATGTCCTTGCCCCACACCGACTCCGGGTCGTCCTTCGGGGTCGTCACGAGCCGCAGGCCGCCGTCGGCGCCGCGCCGCGTGCCGTTGAGCACGTGCTCGAGCTCGCGCAGTCCCTTGCGCACCTCCTTGCGCACCTTGCCCCTGGCGAAGCCGTCGAAGTCCCTGAAGCCGCCCGTCAGGGCGAACCACAGGCCCACGTGCTTCATGAAGTCCTCGTGGTGCTCCATCTCGTAGCGCTGCACGGCGGTGTAGTAGTCGCCGGTCTCGGGGTCGCGCCATACGGGCTTGGTGATGGCGTCGTAAGCCTTGCGCCGCATGTCGGCGCTCACCTCCATGTCGCCCATGACGGCCTTGTCGTTGAGCAGCGAGTCCTTCAGGCGGGCGGCGCGTTCCTTGCGGGCGGACTCCTCTTTCTCGGCGCGGCGCTCCGCCTCCTCGCGCAGCTTCGCGTATTCGGCCTTGAAGAAGTCCTTGTTGCCCTGCAGCGCGTCCTTGGCGTCCTCGACGTCGGTGCCTGCCTCTATGGCGCGGTCGGTCAGCTTGCCGGCTTTCTCCGCCGTGTAGCCACGGTTGAGGTAGTCCTGGTAGATGACGGTGCGCCGCAGCTGCTCGCCTTTCTCCGACTCCTCCGTGAGCGCTTTCTCCTTGATGCCGTCGAGGTAGGCCAGCGTGTTCTCGTACCTCCGTATGTCGGAGGCTTCCACGCCGTTGCCCAGCGCCTCGCTCACGCGCCTCTGCACCTCCGTGAGGCCGGCCTTTATCTGGCCGTCTATGAGGTCGCGGAAGTCCTCCGCGCTCCTCACGCCGGCTATCTGCTCGCTGTCAAGGTCCGGGAAGATGCCTTCCTCCGCGCACGCGCTGGCGATGGAAGAGAATATGGAATCCGGAGAAGCTGCCCCGCCTTGCGCGGTCTCGGCCTCTTCCTTTCCCTTGCCGTCTTTTCCCTCGCCTACGCTCTCCGGCGGCGCGGCCCCGAACAGCTCGTCGGGATCCGCCGCCTCGGCGGGTTTGTCCTTGGGCCCGTCATGCCCTTTGTCATTGCCGCCGCCGGCGGGCTTTCCGTCCTCCTCCCGCGCGGCCTCCCCGCCGGACTCGCCCGTGGGGATGTCCTCCGGGTCGGCGAACAGGGTGTCTATCTCGTCCTGCCCGAGGATGTTGCCGTAGTCTATTCCTTCCATGCTCATGCTTTCTCCTTGTGTGTGTTTTTCTTGCTTCTCGTGCAAAGTTACCCCACGCGCGGCAGAGGGCGCGGACGCTAAAGGTTTCGCTTGGGAAACCTAAAGGACGCTCTTGGGGGCGGGACTCTCCTGCGGGTAGTTCCTGGCGAAGTAGTCGTCGTCGGCGAGGGTCTTGCGCGTGTCCCTGCCCGAGGCACGCGCCATGTCGCCCTGCCACAGTATCATCTTCTCCTCGCGGTAGAGCATCAGCTGCACGAGGCTCATTATCCTGTCCGCGTTGAGGGCGGGCTGCCACAGGGCGAGCTCCTTGAGCAGCGCCCTGCCGCGCAGCCTGTAGAGGTTGGGGACGGACACCTCGTGCTCCTCGCCGCCGTCGCCGCGCTCCGTACGGCGCACCGGCTTGACGAGCCAGTCGCGTATCAGGCGGAAGCCGTAGTCCTTGATGGCCGCAGTGGCGAGGATGCCCTTCGAGGCGTTGCCGTAGCCTATGCCCTTTATCAGCTGGCGGTCGCGCAGGTACTCCGGGGTGTCGGCCAGCAGGTGCAGGCAGCCGTGCTGGCTGAAATATGAGAACGTGCCCTTGCGGTTGTTCTCGTACATCAGCCGGCCGTTGTAGAACAGGCACAGCTTGCGGCATATCTCGAAGTAGTCGTCGGTGTACTGCGGCCGGCCGGTGTATTCGGCGGCGATGGTGTCGGTCCACAGGTCGAGCACGAGGACGGAGCCGAGCGACATAGTGTCGGCGCCGTCGGTGCTGAAGGGGTCGCTAGACAGGATGTAGCGCTCCGGGGGCACCTTGCCCGAGCCGTCCTTCTGCGGCATGGAGTATATCTCCAGCGCCCCCGCGAGCTTGTTGTCCTTGGTGGGGAACTCGCGTATGGGCAGGTCCGCCGTGGGACGGAACTCCACCGCCCCGGTCCTGCCGTCCTGCACGAGCTCGCCCACGTACACGTCGTCGTACTCGTTGGGGTTGTTGTCTATCTGGCCTATGCGCTCGTTGAGCTCCGTTATCGGGAATATCGAGCGGTGAGTCACTATGATGGCCTCCTGCGGAGTCACCGGGTACTGCGACACGCGCTTGGTGATGGCGTTGATGTCGGTGGAGTTGTACTTCACCGTGTAGCGGTCCATGAGGATTTCCTTGAGGGCTTTCGTCACGTCGGAGTTGCCGTCGGCGTCCATGCAGCCCGCGCGGTTCAGGTAGGCGGGGAAGAAGAACGTGAAGTCGCGCCGGCCCTGCCCCTCCTTGTCGTACACGTTCTCCAGGGGGAGCATGTTGTAGCCCTTGGGGTTGTACATTATCTCCTGCATGGCGGTGAAGTCCGACATCTCGTCGCCCGCCGTGCCGTAGGCGAAGATGAGGCCGAACACGCTCCCGCCGTCCTCCACCGAGGGGCGTATCATCTGGTACAGGCCGAGCAGGTCGCGGAAGATGCCGGCCTCCTCGATGAGGTACAGCACGCCGCGCGAGCCGTTGAGCTTGCTCTGGTCGTCGCCCGACGTTATCCCCATGACGGAGTTCTCCGACCCTTTCCGCACGCCAGTCAGGCTGTCGCGGTAGCCCATCTGCCACGTCAGGCTCTGCGCCGAGTCGACGAGGCGGTGCGAGGCGAACTGCGTGTTCACCGCGCAGAAGTCGATGTCCGACTGGAACATGTTGAGTATCTGGTTCGCGCCGTATATGAACTTCCTGTCGGCGGCAGTCACCACGCACTGCACCCGCTTCCTCACGTCGCGGCTCTCGCCCAGGATGAAGCGCTTCGCCAGCAGGGCGGCGCCGAGGAAGCTCTTGCCCTTGCCACGGCTGGCGAGCTCGGCGGCGTGGCGGCCGCTCTCGCGGGCCTCGCGGAGGTAGTGCGTCACGAGGAAGTGGCCGTCCCAGAAATCCGGGAAATCAACCACCCTTATGCTCTTGCCGGAGCGGTCTTTCTTGATTACCTGTATCTGGCAGTAGTTGAGGAAGAAGTAGAGGTCGCCGGTTATCCACAGCCCCGTGGAGGGGTCGGCGTAGCCCTCCCAGCACCTGCGCCGCTCCTCGGCCAGCCACCTGCCGAACTCCGAGTTGGGGTTGGCGTTAGGGCGCAGGCGCGTGTATGCCCCCGCCTGCCTGAACTCCGCCGCCCCGCGCCTGAAAAAGGCGGTGTTCTCGAGTATCGGGGGGCGCGTCACGTCTATGACGGCCCTGCCGTCGGCGTCCCTGGGCAGCTCAGACACCGGCGGCCTGTCCTTGCCCACCATCCACCGTATGAACGGCACGCCGCCCACGAAATCCCAGAACTGCTCCCGCACCTCGAGGGGGCAGCTGTCGAGGCCAAGCCCGCTCTCCGGCGTCTGGCACCTGTTGAACTCCATCGTCTCTCCTCCTTGTTGATATGTAACGTGCAAAAGTAAGGAAAGCCGCGCCAACGCGGAACGCCCTAACGGAATCCTTTAGGCCGGAGAGGCGGGGCTGCGACAGCCGTAACACATTGAGGGGCAGGCCGTCGGGAACAAGCCTATACGACATTGCGATAAAGGCACTTTTGCCACGCCGTAAGGCCGCCATCGCGTCGCCGTAAGGCCGCAACGGCAAAAACCCGAAGAAAAAGCAAGGATTTCGCGCCCCGCCGCTTGCGCTGTCGGAAAATCTCCGTAACTTTGCGGCGTAAACAAAGATAACTATATGGCCATCTACATCAAACCAATACCGACGCTGACAGGCGAGGTCGCAGAGAAATTCGAGAAAATCGCCCGCGAGAACGAGGCG